AAGAAAAGAACATTGATTAGTAAATGGAAAGAAGCGAATGATGGATGGGATACGATAGAGAGAAAACAAATAAAATTCACAGAACTGGTTTGTAATATCATGACGGACATAGAATATGATGAAAAGGAAACAGGAAAAATTGTCAGGTCAATCAGTAAAACCGTATACTTGGACAGTGAAGAGAAGAAAAAATACTTGTGTTGAATAAATATGTTTACATAACCTTGAAAAAATATTTATTGTATATGATAAATTATCCTCCAAAAACGACAAATCCATATGAAATAGATAGATTTATACTTTTCGGGACATTGATTAACCTGTTTATTTTACCCTACATGACCTAGTTATGTTTATTATATGGATTAACCATTCTTTTTTATGTAGGCACTCCCTACATATGTAGGGAGGTTTTTGAAGGTAAAAAAATGGGTCTGCTTTTGATGAATGTAGACAAGTCACTTTTTTCATGTTTTTCAATTTGATTTTCGATTTTAAAAAATTACACACAGTATTTTTGTGTGTTTTTTTTATTTTTGAAAATAGGATTGGAAAAAGCGTGAAAATGCGTTTTAGAGCATAATGCTCTCATTTTCGTTTTGGAAACATACAAGTTTGTGATTGTAAAAAAATATAAACATGTGGAAACTTTAGGAGTTTTTTTCTGTTGCTATATTAAGCAACCATCATGGCAACAATACAAACATCAAAAAACATCAACATTTTTGTATGTGATAATTGTCACTTTACATGCTCTAAAAAAGGAGACTATAACAGACATTTATTAACACTCAAACATGTATTAGCAACAAATAGCAACACTCATTACATCAAAAACATCAACATGCTACATATATGTGATACATGTAATAAAGAATATAATGACAGGACTGGTTTGTGGCGACATAAAAAAAAATGTAATACACAAATAAATACAATCCCAACTACATCGTCTACACAAGTTGGAAAAAATGAATTTCATGTAGATAAAGAACTTTTGATAAAGATGCTCTTGAAGAACCAAGATGTAATGGAAAATGTAATATCGAAGAATCAAGAGGTAATGGAAAAAATGATGGAAATGATGCCACAAATGGGGAACAACTCACATAATACAAATAGCCATAATACCACTAACAATCAGTTTAATATTCAAATGTTTTTGAATGAGCATTGTAAGAATGCCATGAACTTGGCAGACTTTATAGAAACACTACCTATTACGGCAGCAACATATGATAGCACCATCGAAAATGGACTAACCAAAACCATCACAAATATGATAACCAATGGCCTAAGTAAGCTAGATATACTAGAAAGACCCATCCATTGCACGGATGCCACACGGAAAACTCTTTACGTAAAGGAGGAGAATGTATGGGAAAAAGATACAGAATTATTGAAAGTCGTAACAGGAATAACAAAACTAATAAGAAAGAAAAGAACATTGATTAGTAGATGGAAAGAAGTGAATGAAGGTTGGGATACGATAGAGAGAAAACAAATAAAATTCACAGAACTGGTTTGTAATATCATGACTGACATAGAATACGATGAAAAGGAAACAGGAAAGATTGTTCGTTCAATCAGTAAAACCGTATACTTGGATAGTGAAGATAAGAAGAAGTATTTGCTCTAAATAAGTACTTTAGAGTCTGGTGTAATAGGCTCGTCTAATTTTGTATCAGTATCCTCATTGATAACAGGCGCAACAGCAGGCGTAACAGCAGGCGCAACAGCAGGTGACACGAGAGGTGACACGACAGGTGACACGACCGGTGACATGGCAGGCTGAACAACAGGAGGTAATGTAGGAATAGTTGGTGGAACGCTTTTCAGCGCTTCAGCTACGAGAGGAGCAGTTTCATCGTATGTATCAATAGAAACGGTTTCTTCGACATTCTGTTGTAATTTCTTAATTTGAGCAGTAGACGTATCAATAATTTGTTTCTCGACCAAAGCTTCAAATATTTGTAAACCTTTGAAAAAGTCTTGTTCGCAGGTAGTATATAATTTTAAAATAGCGGTTCTAGTAGTTGTAATTAATTTGGTCAATAATTTATTGTCAAGTTTAGGATGAACAACAACCAGTTTTTTAGTAGGGTCTTGAGGGTCTTTGACAAAGGCGAATAATTGGTCAATAATAGCAAGAAGTTCATTTTGATTGTCATCGGTATTTTTCATCATAGTTTTGACATTGTCCACATAATCTTTAAATAGCTTTTCCTTAAGCGTGCCCTTGTATGTTTTTGTAAAGGCTCCGTTAGGTCGGCATTGATTAATTTTTTGATAATTTCTAAGAGGAATTTGACCGAATTTAGTAATCTCTTTGGGCATATCAGTTTTGCCTGTGAATAAAGTATAAAACGTTTTAACATCTGTATTATATTGTTGAATCATCTCGTTAGACATGGATGTAAATTTGCCAGTGTTATAGTCATAAACATCATAATACAATGCTTCAAGTTCCGGAATACCCGGTTCATTGGAAAGCATAGTAGGAGTGCCACTCGCGTTGGCATTTAAACTACAGAAAGATGCTTTAATATCAAGAAGTTGGCTAGAAGAAGCCTCTAATGGAGATTTATCTTTCATCAAAGCATTGATACGCGTGCTACATAGATTAATTTTGGAAATGGTAGGTTCGGCATCCTTGGGAATATCATTACGATGTTCATAATCAACAGAGACAGTAGAACCGAATTGGTCTTTCCATGTATAAGCAGGATTAATAGTATGAGCAATGGCATTGAAAACATGAAAGATTTGAACATAATATTTAGCAATAGCGATACACATACGTTTTTTTTTCAATTCGCTCTTGATATCCATACGGTCTAAATTGTTTTTATTGAAATACGCAATTTTTTCAGGTTTATCAGTCATTTTAAGAACTTCGACACCTCCTTCTAATCGTTGTTTTAAATAGTTCAATTCAGTTTCAGACAAATATCGGGAAATAACGTCAGAAGTTAAAATAATCAAATTCTTACAGTATTTAGGGTCAGTAAGATTTTTAAGGTCTTGGAAATTACTGGATAATATATAATTTGCTGCGAGATAATCAATAGTAGACGATAATGTTTTTTTCATTGGCATTTGAGATGTAGATTGTTCTGCGCCCATATATGTTAGATAAATATAAAATAATACTGAATAAAACAAACAAATAATAATAAAATTGAATTTAAAAACCCGAAAGAAAATATATATAATATTAAATGTGTGAACGTCAAACTAAGAAAAAGAAGTCGTCTAAATCAAAAAAGGAGTTATGGTCGCAAATAGAACATAATTTTATAGATGAAAAGCCTATAGAATGTATATATAGAAGTGAAGGAGAGCGTGAAACATGCGATACATGTAAATATAGCGTAAGAATGACCGAAGATGGATTTCTAGCCTGTTCAAATCCTAAATGTAGTGTGATTTATAAAGATATGGTGGACCAATCTGCCGAATGGAGATATTATGGGGCAGATGATAATCAGAATTCGGATCCAACGCGATGTGGAATGCCGGTAAATCCATTATTAAAGGAGTCGTCTTACGGATGTAAAGTGATATGCCAAGGGGCAACGTCTTATGAAATGAGAAAGATACGACGATATACAGAATGGCAATCGATGCCATATAAAGAGAAATCGCAATACGATGAATTTCAACGGATTACAATTATTGCTCACAATTCGGGGATTCCTAAAATAATAATAGACGAAGCATTGCGATATCATAAGAAAATATCAGAGCACAAAACATTTAGAGGATTAAACCGCGATGGTATAATTGCGGCTTCCATCTATATATCATGTCGAACCAATGATTGCCCTAGGACGGCTAAAGAAATAGCCACAATATTTACATTAGACAATACGAGTGCGACAAAGGGGTGTAAGAACGCAATTACGATAATTAATGAAATAGAGTGTGATATGATAAATACAGACAAGACTTCTCTATGTAAAACAAAACCGGAAGATTTCATAGATAGATATTGTAGTAAATTAAATATAAATCAGGAATTAACAAAGTGTTGTAAGTTTATTGCTTTGAGAATTCAAAAGAATAATATGATACCCGAGAATACACCGCATAGTATAGCGGCAGGAATAGTGTATTTCATAGGGCAAACATGTAAGCTAAATTTAACGAAACGAGACATACATAAAGTAAGTGAAATTAGCGAGGTGACTATTAATAAATGTTATAAAAAACTGGAAAGTGCCCAAGACAAATTAATTCCCAAGGCGATTTTAGATAAATATTCGTAATTTAGTAAAACATATACACAAAAGAAAATAGGAGAATTAAGAAATTAAGGAAATATTAGCTATAAAAAATATTTTTTAACTATAATAATGGCACCCAAGATCATTTTTATTGTGCCGTATAGAGATAGAAAGGAGCATAAACAGTTTTTTACGAAATATATGGAATTTATCATGGAAGATTACAAGAAAGAAGAGTATGAAATATATTTTATACAGCAATGTGATAGTAGACCATTTAATCGTGGGGCGATGAAAAACATGGGCTTTTTAGCAATGCGCGAAAAATATCAAGCCACTTATAAAGATATAACATTTGTATTTCATGATGTAGATACGTTGCCATATACAAAAAATATTTTGCCATATGAAACGACAATAGGAGTAGTAAAACACTTTTACGGATATACCTTCGCACTAGGTGGAATATTTTCTATAAAAGGGCAAGATTTTGAAAGGACAAATGGATTTCCCAATTTATGGGGATGGTCAATGGAAGATAATATGATACAACAGCGTGTATTGTCTTTAAATTTACAAATAGATAGAACTACTTTTTTTCCAATCGGTTCTCGGGCAATACTACAATTTGTGGATGGGATATGTAAATTAATAAATAAGAAGGAGGTGGCTGGATTTTTAAATAAAAGTTATCCATATGGTCTGAATTCAATACAACAGATAAAATGGTCATTTCAAGATGAATATATAAACGTAGCCAATTTTACTACAGAAACCGACCCTAGCGAACTGAAATTTGAAAACCATGATATATCAAATCCAAATAATACACAAATAAAATTAACGCATCAGGAGAGGTATGGAACAAGCATAAGTGTAAATAATTTAGTTGGCAATCAATCGACTAAGCAATCGACTAAGCAATCGACTAAGCAATCGACTAAGCAATCAAGTAACCGAATGACAATGTTTAGATTGTATAGGTAAAGTATAGTGCCATTTCATTTTCTTTTTTACTGAAACCACATTTTTCATAAAAAGGAATATTTTCATCAGAACAATTCAATATAATTTTGTAGCAATTATGTGTTCGCGCATAATCAATACATTTTTGAACAAGTAATTTGCCTAATCCTTTACCACGGCATTCATTATCGACAATAACATCTTCAATATGGGCAACTTTTCCAAAATTATGAATTAGCTTTATTTCAATAAAAATGGTGACTGAACCTATAATGTGTTGTCTAGAACGCGTGTTTGTATTACACATATAGTATTCAGTTGTGTATTCTGTCGTGTGTAATGGTGCCTGAATAACAAATATTTGGTGACCATCGTGTAACGTATGTATATAATTTGTAAATTCAGAGAGAGAAATATCGGTTGGAGCAATGGAAAAGTCTTGCGCTAATAAAGAGAGATAATTATTAGCATAGTCACTAGAAACGATTGGACGTATATTATAAATTTCCATATTATGAATATATGTATATGTATATTTATAATAACTCATTTAAATATTATCTCTATTATAATGTATAATAGAATGGATATACATATTAGTAATAAAAGGATATTACTGATAGGTGGTTCAGGGTCACTAGGTAATGCCTTTTTAAAAAAACATTTAGATAACAATGAAATTTACGTATATTCTCGTGATGAGTGTAAGCATTGGACCATGCAACTACAATACAACAATCATCCAAATTTATATTTTATAATTGGAAATATATGTGATAAAAATAAGATGCAACAGACGATATTGAGACACAATTTTCATTTGATTATAAACGCAGCTGCTATGAAACATATTGATAAGTGTGAATATGAGAGTAATGAATGTTTAAATACAAATATTGTTGGGCCTCAAAATCTAGTAAATTTAATTGAAACTTTTAAAAATGATTTAACAAATTTAGAATGTTGCTGCTTTATCAGTACAGATAAAGCATGTAGTCCAGTAAATATTTATGGAATGTCAAAGGCTATTTCAGAATCATTATTTGTTGAAAAGGCAAAATATATAGAGGATATTAAATTTGTCTCGGTGCGATATGGAAATGTATTAAATTCTCGTGGTAGCATTATTCCTATGTTACATGAGCTTGGCAAGAACCCTGACGTCACCCATTTTAAATTAACAGATGATAGAATGACGCGATTTGTAATGACTTTGGAGCAAAGTGTTAGATTGATTGAAGAGGCAATTATTAACGGTGGTAGCGGTGATATTGTTATTCCTAAATTGGTTTCTTGTAATATTAAAGATATATTAGAAATATTTTCTGAAATATACAACAAACCTATTAAAAAGATTCCATTAAGACCTGGTGAAAAGATGTTAGAGTCATTAATTAATGAGACCCAGTCACTTCGTTTGATTAGAAATGAAGAAACTGAATATATGTTTATTAAGCCACCGTATAAGGATGTTGTATCTAACTGTGAAGTTCAAGATTACAATAGTAAGATTAATCCTCTTACCAAATTTGAATTAAAACAATATCTACATGACCTTAATTTGATTGAATTACCACGAGAACAAATAATGGATTTTAAAGTCGATTCATACAAATTCAAAAATACAGAACCCTTTCCATATTTAAAGGCGGAAAATGTATTACAAGAAGATTTTGCGGAAAAAATTCAAAAAGAGATTTTGAATATTTCAGATGAAGAGTGGGATAGATATGATAATCCGCTAGAGCATAAATATACTTTAAGAAACAAAGAAAATCTTCCTGTTAATTGTAGTAAATTATTTTCTATGCTTACAAGTAACGATTTTACTGGTTATTTATCAAATATTATGGGGTATGAGATTAAAAACGACCCTACAAAGAATTGGTGGGGAATCCATAAGTATGATGACGGAGACCATTTAGATATTCATGTCGATGCTGGATTACATCCTCAGACGAAGCAAAAGAAACAGCTGACCTTGGGTATTTATTTGAGTAAAGATTGGAAAGAGGAAAATGGTGGTCATTTAGAAATGTGGAAAGGCGAAAATGCCTCTAATAATGATGCCAAGATTTCAGAATGTTGTTATAAAATTCTTCCGCAATTTAATACCTTGGTATTATTTGAATGTAATGACTATGCTTGGCATGGAAACCCAAAACCAATTGTTTGCAAAAATGGTGAAAAACGCATATTTGTAACATTGTCTTATGTAAGTGACCAATTTGACGACTTAAATAAAAAAGAGAAGGCGTTTTTCGTGAAAAGACCAGAAGATCCTGAAGATGAAGGAAAAGACAAAATTAGAATGATGCGATGCGACCCAGAAAAATATAAAGAGGTTTATCGAGTTTAAATAATTATATATATATATTATATTATTATAAAATGGACTATCATAGTATATATGCAAATGTATTCTCTGATAAAAACTATAGCAGATTTCATCATGTTCAGTATGATTGGGTTATAGAATTATTAAAAAAAAGGTATTCTATACGAGATAAATTCACACTTATAGATATAGGTAGTGGTCGTGGGCATATGCTGAAACTGATACATAATAATTTTCCTAAGGCAGTAATAACTTCGGTTGATTTAGACAATTTTCATAAGTTGGATTTTGTAGAGTATTTTAATAAATGTGATATAACTTCAAGTGATGACAGAAATAACTTATTAAAGAATAAATATGATGTTTTAATAAATTTAGATTTTTTAGAACATATTGAAGAAATATATATTGATGACGTTTTAACAACATTTCATAATTTATCTCCATATAGTATTATAGCTGTTGCTAATCATAGTGATATTGTAAATGGCGTTCAGCTTCATTTAATTCAAGAAAATAATGATTGGTGGAAATCAAAATTAGAAGATAACTTTAATATTACACATTATAGAGATAACGGTGAAGATACTTTGTATATGTATGAAGTAATCAGTAAATAAAAATGAGACAATCATCTCCCATTACGATTCTATTTGATATTGGTTACACCGACTAAAAAGAAAAATGAGACAAAATCCCATTAAAAATTAAAGTGGTGTAAAATCAATAGGCAATCTTTTCATTGCCGATCGTCTTACTTACCCCTGCTATTGTTCCACAGGTGAAAGACGCTTGTCGTTGAAACTCGCTTGGTCTGGTTTGGGTTTCTATCCATTCCTTTGTAAGTTTCATTATAGAAATAGCAGAGTTCTTATCCCTTGTTCTAAATACGGTATTTTTGTTTTCATAACTCACGCAATTAGAACAGTAGAATAATCTGTATATTTCCTTTCCTTTTTTATCCTTGTAATGTTTCAAATCCTTATAACATTCGCAGCACTTTTGAGAAGTATAATATTCATTGATGGTAAGTGTATCATATTTCTTATGGATTAGTTTCCTCAATCCTTTATTCATCGTAGGCATTGTATATTTCATTTGAGTGCTTCTACTCCAATTACCATAACCAATTAGGACATTATCACCAAAGGTTTCCTTGATTTTATCGAGGAATGTATCTATGCTTTTCTTACCATAACTATATTGTCTAAACTTCATTTTTCTCCAAACATCACGCTTGTAAAACTCGGTTGTTTCTTTATTTAGTTTATCCTTTTCTTGTAGAAACATCTTGAACTTTTCATAATCAACTGACTTACTGTTTTTACTGGATAAATGAGTTTCTTTTTCTATGATGTTGTTTCGTTTCTTTTCTTGTAATAATATCCTTTCATTACGCTTTCCATAACTTTCTATCTTCCTTTGTGATGAGGTATATTGAAGTTTGTTCCCTTGACTATCCATCATATACACTAAACTATGCTTTCCTGGGTCGCAACCAACAATATTCCTATCTTTCAAAGTATCCAATTGTTTTGTTGATAAATCTTCTATATTATGAAAATCTTGTTCTTGTAAAGTAGGAACTCTTGAACCCCATTTATTATCTTTCAAATCCTTACGAATAAACAATAAAGAACAACTAATACCGTCTGTTTGGAGTTGGTAATGAAACTGATAATGTTTGCTTTTGAATGTTTTATGTTGTAAGTTCAAAAGATTATTCCATACATCGTATTGGTTTTCCTTGATTGCTTTGAATAATTCTGTTTTCGTTTTTCCTTCCAAAGAAAAGAGATTAACGATACATGCGGTATCCAAAATGATATGTTTGGGAATGATGTTATTTCGTAGTGGTAAAGGTTGAAATAGTTTATGTTCTTCCTTTTCCAATACAGCATTCATATACAACATACCTTTCAAATAATCAAATGGTTTCACTTTCACATCATAATGAACTGACTTCTTTATGTTTGTAGGAAGGATATTCGGTAAATGAGTGGTTTTCCATTCATCAAACATCGTATCTGTTTCCTCATTACATTCTAATATTTGCTTCTTGAACTTGAAAAGGATTGCTTTATCTTCTGTTATGTTCGTGGTAGTTTTATTGATGAACCGAAGAAAATGTTGAATAAATCGTTCTTGTGTATTGTTAGATAAGGCAGTATGGAGTTGTGTTGCTAAATATGGTAGCATATTGGATTTGTTTTTCAAAGATGTCTTTTCATGATTGAGTAAAGGTTGGTATTCCTTATCATAAAACAATTTTAATGTTTCTAACATAGATGTATCCTTTTCCTTTCTTCCACTATTCGTTTTTTCTCCTAATGTCTTGATACAATACAGAATGAATTTTTCGTTTATTTCAGGTAAAGGTTGATTGCCGTTATAACAATTCAATACATACAACCGGATAAATTGGTAAGAATGTATCATCAAATCATTCATTTCAAAAACCAAATTAGTAATGACTGGTTGGACTTCTTTATGGTTATGTAATACAGATTTGAGTGTGGTTTTGATGGTAGTGTAAGCAGACTTGTCTGTGGAACGGAATTCATGGAATGTCTCCTTCTTCTTTTTCCCCATTCTATATACTTACTAAATATTTTATTTTTAAATGGTTATTTATAAATAACTATTTATTCCTAAATATTCTCATCGTTTTGTTTTTCTTCCATTTCCT